GGCTCTTTTAGTATAAAGTAACCGAGATTACATTATATTGTTAACAAGTACTCTTCTGTAGTATACATTTGAGTCTTTTGTTAATGCACCGTTTCCGTATGCTGTACCTTCAGCAAATGGGTTAGCAACAACACCATACCTAGTCTTGAAACCAATTTTAGGTTGGAAAGTGTTCTCACCAACTGCTCTAACCATTTGTAGAGGAACATATGGACAGTAGAATATACCAGCATCAAATGCTGAAGATCCTTTATATCCTAATGTGTAATAATTACCAGTAGTATATGGATCGATGTATACTCTATATCTTCCGTTCAATACACCAGCAAAAGTATTACCAGTATCATCTACTTGTAAGTTATTAGAGTTAAGTGCAGGAGTGTAATCCAATACGCCAGCCATTTGAAGAGCTGAAGCCACGTCAGAAGATGTTATAAGGACATTACCCTTTCCTCTTCTTGTGTCTTTTGCGATTTGGTTTGCATCTCTTTCAATTTGGAACATTAAGCCTTTGAACTTCTCAACAGACCATCTACCATTTGAATCAGTATCTAAATCAAATGTTCCAGCTGTTGTGACGTCGTCCTGAGCACCTTGCTTAGCAACAACGTTAATTGTTCTAATAATCTCTCTGTTGATCTCAGCTAAGATTTCAGTAGAAAGAATATTTGCAAGTTCAGTTTCAGCGTCTAGTCCATGGATAGCTCTTAAATCTTGAGCAAGTTCCATTGAGTATTCAGCTTTTAAAGCTCTTGATTGAGCTGATACACTAACCTTCTCGATTGAGAATGCCATCTCTGGGAACGCAATGTTACTTGCATGACCTAGAGCTTCAGCTTGGTTTGTTGACATACCATCACCGAAGTTATAAGCACCTGCTTCAGCGTTGTTAGCTGATACTGGAACTGTTCCGACATGTTTGTCACCAAGTGTGTTAGCGTTAGCAACTCTTGTTGCAAAAGCTGTATTTGCTTCGTTATAAAACGCCTCAGTAGCTGAGTTAGCCATTGAGCTGTACTTAGATCTCATCGCAAAGATAAGGCCTGTAGGACCACTCATAGGTTGAACACCACACATGTCGTATGCAACCAAGTTAGGCATAGCTCTTCTTACTAAGCTAATTAAAACAGGATCGTAGTTCTGTACACCGTCACCGAAACCAGCAGTACCAGTTGCGTTGACAGGAGTATGTTGTCCTGCTTCAGCGAGAAGTGATTGTTGAGAGTATGAGCTTCCTTCTCTTAAAGCAATCTCTGTATTTTCTAATAGTTGAGCTGTAACTGCACGCTTGTGAGAATCACCAATGCTTGGTAGATCTTCGTGCTCAAGAATTGGCTGCCACTTCTCAACTAGATTTGTATTAAGGTCCATTATAGTTCTCCTGTAATATTTACCCTATTCTTCATTATATTTATTTTTTTACGGTACGCGAAATTGCACCGGCATATGTTTCCATTAAAGGATCCACTGCAGCCTTTTTCTCTGCTTCTTCTTCGATAGGAGTCTCATCGACTTCTTCGGCAATTACGCTCTTGTTCGAAGCAAAGTATTGTTCTTTGATTACATTAAGCTTCTGCTCAAAGTCTTCAAAGTTCTCATACTCAATACCTTCTGCTAAAGCAAAAAGCTTTTCCTTTTGTACAGATGTAAGATCCTCAGCACTTTCAATTACTAAGTCTTTACATCTAAGGCTTTCAATTTCTTCATTCAATTCTACGTTACTTTTTAGAACTGAATTTAATTCTTCTTCTAGCGAATCAACTTTTTCTAAAGCATCAACTGCTAGATCTAATTTCTCTTCTGGAAGTGATACGTAGTTTTCTTCAAATAATGATTTAATACCATTCATGAAGTTTTCTGCAATCTCTACTCTAATAGCAGATTCAATTGCTACTTCGTTCTCTTTCATCCATTCTTCAGATACGTATGATAGATATTGGTCGATCTTATCGTTAGACTCTGCATAGAATTGTTCTTTAGCTTCTTCTAATTTAGCTTCGAACTCTTCTTCTAATCTAACTTGCTCAGCCATTAATCTAGCATTTACTGAAGCTGTAAAAATTGTTTCTGCTCTATCTAGAAACTCTTCAGCAAGCTCTTCCCCTGCAAAGATTTCTTCAACATCTTCTCTCATACCTTTAGCAGAGATAGATGCCATATTCTTTGCAGAATTGTTTGGAGCGCTTTTGCCAAAAATTGTACTATAAGCATCATTAACTCCAGACTTACTGAAACTTGATAGCTTTTGTACAACAGCTCCGATCATACCAGCTCTTGATAGTTGAGGAGTCTTTTTATCTCCTACGTCCTTATCTGCTGGTCTTTTATTACTTTTCGTAGGAACAGGATCAGCGATCATAGACGCATCAGCTGTAGCCTTGAACTCGTCAAGTTGAGCTGTGTCTTCGCTTACTGCTTCTAATTCTTTATCAGCCATTTTTAGACTCCCTTAAATTAATATATTTTGTAATATTTATAAAAACCTTATACTAGCGAGTCGAGAAACTTTTTAAAGAACTCGACTTTTCGCTCCTGTAGCTCAGCTACAGATTTATCTCCAGTACTTTTAATGTGTTCAATTATTTCAGCTGTTCTAGATCTCCATTGACCTTCGGCAGCATCATAAACCCATTCAGTACCTTCCATAACTCCTTTAACAAACGCATCAGGAGCAGAAGGATCAGCAACTATATCAGCTGCTGTTGCAAGCATAAAATCACCTTGAACTTCCATAACACCGTTATTTGGTTTTAGTGAACCCATACCTCTTGAAGAGACACCTAATTGGGCTCCTTCATCCATTAGATTCTTGACGATGTTACCCATTGGGGTGTCCATAATTTTGGCCTTACCAACAAAGTTATCACCATCTTCCTTCAAACTTGTAATCATATGAGATACTCTATCTAAGTTAATTGTAGGACCTGAAGGGTGACCTAACTCACCATATGCTCTTTTAGCATCGATATTTTCTTTAATATATCGTCCTACTTCTTTAGACATAGTCTCTTTTGGATATACTCTACCATTT